CTGGAGCAAAGTTTTGTGTTGCAGTCTCGAAGGATGATGAGGTCAGGGGTGTAGCTATTGTGGGAAGGCCCGTATCCAGACACATTGATGACGGCTGGACTCTTGAGGTGAATCGTTGCTGCACAGATGGTACGCGCAACGCATGCTCGATGTTGTATGCGACAGCATGGAAAGCTGCAAAGGCAATGGGGTACACAAGTCTGATCACTTATACGATGGAGTCTGAGGGTGGTGCTAGTCTGCGTGGAGCAGGGTGGCGATGCGTTGGTAAGGCAACAACTAGAGTTGGTCAGGGATGGAACGTAAGGAGCAGGCCCAGAGTGGACACGCATCCTTTACAACAAAAATTAAAGTGGGAAGTTTGTTAAAAAAACCTCACTGTCATAGAGAGAGTGGCCTCAGTTTTAGGGGAGTAACTCAAGGGGTTCTGACAGTGAGGTTACACCCAAAGCAAAAGGGTGAGCGCATCTTAACACCGAGAAAGGAAAAGAAGCAATGCCGAAAGTAACAATTGAAGTAGAGTTAACAGAGGAAAGAATCAATCGAGTGATTGAGATGTTCGAGGAAATGGATGAAACCCTGGCTGAGATGAGGAAGATCTCGCAGGAGTTGAAGGACTTGAGTGAGATGTCATTCAAGGAATTGGCGAAGTCAGTCGAGAACACTTAGCGATGAAAGTTAAAGTAAATTCTAGGTGCGGTATCGACTCACTTTTGGGCAAAAACGTAGGGGCAACGGGGTGTTTTGGATTTGCCCCTACCCCTGTGGATAAGTCGGTAAGTTGTTGATTTATATAGTAGGGGCAGTAGGGGCAGTAGGGGCAGCGTGCCCTTGCGTGCCCCTTGCCCCTACGCTCTGTAAGTTATTGATTTATAAGGCAGGGGCAAGGGGCAGTAGGGGCACCTCTAAAGAGGGGGAGAGAACTCTTAATAGTTCTCCCCAACGGGAACCCCCTTCTCCCCTCTTTGAGGAAGGAAAAAAAAATGAAAAAATTTTTTGGGATGGAAGCGAAAATGAGAATGAGATATTCAAGTTCTACTCCAGTTAGCAAGTCGAAAGAAAAGCTTAGGCAAGAGTTCTCTGACATGGTGGATGAGTATGTGAAGAACGGTGGCGTGATCGAGCAGGTTCCGATTCACGTTAATGTTCAAACTCGAAAGTCGAAAACCAGGCCGGGGTTTGATCGGGAAAAAATATTGTTGAATGAAGAAAAACATTTGAATTAGAATCGCAAGCATGACTACCGCACAAAAGCTACAGCCGATTGAAGTTGATCAAGATATTTTAAATGATCCACATCAGCATGCGCTGAGGAAGGAGCGAGAGATTCCTTTGAGCAAGATGCAACAGAAGTTTGTGCAGTTGTATGTCTACCAGGATTTAACGAATACAGAGTGCGCCCATCGTGCGGGTTACTCACACCCAACCGAAGTTGCGACTCAGCTTTTGCGTCATCCCAAGTTCGCGCATGTGCAGGAGAAGATCAGGCAGCTTCAAGAGGGTGAGCAGAAGAAGTACGAGATAACTTTTGAAAGGGTTGCGCGTGATCTTCAGGAGATCAGGGACCGTGCTGTTGAAGATGGTAAGTACTCCGCTGCCGTACAGGCAGAGCTCGGAAGAGCAAAGCTTGCAGGCTTGATGGTGGAGAAGAAGGAGATCAAGCACGGACGCATCGATCAGATGGATCGTGAAGAGGTTGAGGCAAGGTTGATGAAGCTGATTGAGTCCAACAACCTTGCGCCCGAACTTGCGCACCAAATATCATCAGGAGAAAATCCAGGTCAACCCGGTGAAGAAATCCTCGATGAGGATTTGCTCGATGACGATGTCATTGAGGTGGAGTCTGATCCTGAACTGGAGGAGATTTCACTAGGCGAAACGCCCTGAAGTCTTTCCCCTTCCTGTCCAAAGGAGTCAACGGTTTCTTTTTCTTTGACGCATTCCGAGCTCTCCATGCCTTCAAGCGATGAGCAGGAGAGCAGAACTTGGCGTTCACTTGCACACTCTTGAATGCTATACCACACCACTCGCAGGTGAAGTTTCTTTCTTTCTTGAATTCATGCAGCGAGCTTGAGTTATCCCTCAAGCCGCCACTGCTTTGCTTCTTACCTGCCACTACGCATCTCCTTGTCTGCCTCGATGACTAGTTCGCCTATTGCCTGTATTAGCTGAGGCACAACGGCATTGCCTAGTCCTTTAATTCTGTCCACCCGATTGGGAACCCCATCAGCCACTCGACCCACGCAGGGTTCAGCTGGCCACTCACGGCTTCCCTTCCTCCAAGATTGTTGATGACCTTGGTGGTCAAGCTCTCCTGAGTTCCCTTCTTGCCACGACTCCTGTCCTGATAACCCAGCCTCGCCTCGTGTGCCATGGGAGTTGGCCACATCTTCTCTTCGCTCACTACCACTTCGTTCAGAGGGCGAGAGTTCCTGCTCATGGTTTTCTCTGAGGTCTTGCCCGATCTCCAGTCCCTCGCTGTAGCTGTTGGCCACATCCTGTTGACTGCTGTTGCCAGACCATCCCCTGATTTCTTGCTGATCCCCTTCTTGTTGTAGTTCCCATGAACTGTTGGGGTTGGCCATAGATTGTGACGGGCCATCGTGTGGAGTGATGGCTTGCCTGCCTGCTTGTAGGTTGTCCCGTCCTTGCGCTTGCCGTTCTGGGAGGTTCCATACTGCTGGGCTGTTGGAGTAGGCAACAAGGAAGATTCTGTCTCTTCGGTGCTTCGCATCGACGGCAACAGCCGGTAATACGAATTTCCTGACTTCGTAATGTTCTCTTTCCAGGTCAGCTTGCACATCGTCGAGTGCCATATTGATGAACCCAAAAACATTCTCTCCAATAACCCATCTTGGTTTGGCTTCTTTGATGACTCTAAGCATTTCAGGCCAGAGATGGCGGTCATCGTCAGCTCCCTTTCGTTTTCCTGCAACTGAGAAGGGCTGGCAGGGGAATCCTCCTGCCACAAGGTCAATTGCGTTGGTGTATTTTTTTCCATCTAAGTTCCTTATGTCTTCATGGATTGTTAGGTCAGGCCAATGCTTGGTCAGTATCTTTCGGCAGTAGGGGTCTTTCTCACACATGGCTACAGTGGACATCCCTGCCCACTCCAACCCTAATGAGAAGCCGCCAATGCCTGAGAAGAGATCAAGTACTTTCATTCGACCTCCTCTACTGTGATCGTATCGGTCTCGAACTCTTCAAAATCTGGATCATCTTCGGTTGTTGAAGCAATCTCTTCAGCTTGTTCCCAATCCTCAGCTTGAACGTAATAGATCTGCTTATAGCCGCTGGTCACGGTGACTTTGAATTCAGGCATCAGCTTTCCCCTTTACAACTGGTTCAACCATCTCAACTTCCGAACCACAAGATTCACACCAGACTCCAATTGACCCAAGATCATCATCTCTAATGGCTTCTCCATTATGAAAGCAAGTGAAGTTGTAATGCACTGAGTCATTCGTTCCGCATAGATTACAAACTAGGTTTGGGTCGCATCGTATATACCATATGTTTCTTTGATCATTGCTCAGATGCTTACTCATCGTTATCTCCCCTAAGTTTTTTGGTTATCAATTCCCAAGCCTCATCAATCTTCTTGGCCTCATCGGAATCCTTGTCAATGGCATAATCAAAAACAGCTAACAGTGCGTTGTTAATTGTTTCCTCTGCTTCGGCTAGTTCTTCCTGTTCACGCCAATCTTCTTCTTCGTAGTAGGTGTTGCCGTCATGTGATTCATGCGTGGCAATGTAGCCAATGAGATTGATGTAATGGTGAGAAGGTCCGTAGCACCACGCGCCTTCACACTCAGTGACAGACCAGATGTGTGATTCATCGTAGCCACTATGCTTCTTGGCATCTGCTACAGTTGAGAAGTAATCACCATGCTCATCCCTGATCTCTTCAAATGGAAACTCTTTCTTATGAATTGTTTCTTCTTGAACAGACTTCATTGGAGTTGCCTGCCATTCATCACCAAGATAATCAATGGTCAGTATTTCATCCTCATGATAGGTGTGGTTGCGCATGAATTTGTTTACGGTCTTGACAAGTTCAACGAGATTGAAGGCTGGCTTCTCACAAGAGATACCGTCAGCCATTTGTATCGAATACCATTTAAGATCGCTCATGAGTTCTCCTTTTTTTGTAACCACTCTCGTAGCTTGGGTTGGAAGTAGGACAACAACCTAATGGTGTCATCAATGCCATCCGCGATTGCCAGATCTAATTCGGCAGTCATGTGCATGATCTCCTGACTCTCATATGCATTGCCTCGGTATAAACCGATCCAGATCTTTCCTTCAAAGTCAGTACCCGCATCACCATCAGTGACCATAATCCAATGGTCAGTATCAATCTTGCTTGTGAAGCAAGTGCAACCGCCTCCAGTGTCTTCAAGAATGAATCCATGATTCAGCAGTATGGTTTCAAGTATGTCTTCAGATATTCCCTTGAAGAACACATGACCAGAAGGGTCAACCCACTTCAGGTCGTAGTCGAATTCATTCTGGATTCGTACTGTCTTGAGTGCCGAGATGAATGGCTCATCCAAGTTCCAGTCATCAGACTCTTCAAGTTCTTTCATGGTTACTATGCGAGGCTCAGTCTCGGGGTAGCCTTTACCCCACCTCACTCGAAATACTCTGTCGTTTCCAGTTTCCATTAAAAATTCCTCCAGTAGTAGTAGGCTTCCGCTTCGGGAAGTTCGTTGAAAAATAAAGCGTGAACTTCCGCTCTCCTGTACACGGCTAACGCTTCGGTTGTTGGTTTCTGGTTGTACATAAAAACCTTCTTTAGTCTTTTGTCGTAGAAGATGGTCTTGGTTCTCATCTTGTTTCTCATCTCCTTCAGAATGAGATGCTCGTTCATCAAGTCGTTAACAAGCCAATCCAATAGCTCACTCGTTCCAGCCGATTTGCTTATCCAATCTTCCCATCTTTCTTTGCTCTCTTTACATCGAACATAGTCAGTGCCAATACCAATGGCACGATTGAATTGTTTCATGAACTCTTCATGACTTTGACCACTAGTGTGGTAGTACTGATTGGGACCGCCATGCCCATCGTTCTCTACCTTCATGGCGCGTTCGCCATCCATGTAGATTGTTGCTTGGAATAGGTGTGTCTCCCTACTGAATGTTGAAGAGTATTTTATGTTCTTCAAAGTGATTGGGGTTTTGTTGCCGACTAACTCCAGTGCTGGGTCGTCGGGCTTGGGTTTGAATGCTTCCATTCATATCTCCATTTGCTTTGTGGTTTCCTAAGAATAGTGCATTGCTATCTCAAAAACAATACTTTTTACTAGCTGTTATAAAAATGTAGGTATTAGGTGCATATAGGGGATGGGAATCGCACCCCTCCCCTCCCTCTCTCTGTGTACAGGAGGATTTGACCCTTCCTCCCCCTTACCCACACCCCCTCCGCTTGCGCCCCCCTGCGCGCCCGTGCGCGCGTCTGAGAGCGTGCGGCCTTTTGCGCTTTATTATGTGGGCCTGGAATGAGTGGGTGGGGTGCTTGCGCCCTTACTCGCTTGTATATGCTTGCGAGCTTGCGGTCTTTATGCCTGCGGCCTTTATGCAAATATATGAGAGCTCGGAGGCTTGCGCCCTTTCGCGATCCAAAAATTTCGGATCGACTTGCGGGCTTGATCGAGGCGCTGCTCGATGTGGGTGGGCGTGATTCCAGGGTGCATTGGCCAGGCCAGGTGGGAGGGTGTGAGCTCTCGCTCACTCCACCTCCTCGATATCTATAATCTCCTGGTCTCCATCAACCCAATCAATAAACGAAACATCTTCTGAACCTGTATTATTTGGGTCGGGCCAGCTGTCTCTCATAAATAATTTGTTTTCGGCTTCTTCTTCGCTATTTGCTTTCACCTCGTATCGGTGAGTCTCTCGAACATCTATTGTGATTTCGTAGGTTTTCACTATTCCACCTCCGCAGCTGGTATTAAGATTGTTTTGGTATGGATTACGAATCCGGTATTGTCTTTCTTCGCATCGCCCTTGGCTTTTAATCCGATTATCTTTTTGTCTCCCTTGAATAAATTAATCAGGTCGGACTTGTCGCCGTCGATTACTTCGCGTCCTAAGAATTCATCCGGAAATGGCCCATTGAATACTGCGCTAATTGGCGCGTCGGTTTTAATCGCGGCCTTTACTTGATTCTGGTATTTCTGCACACCACTAAACGAAAACATCAAACGATAATTTTCTGGTGTGCGTGTTAGCCGGTGGGCGCGCTTAGTGTAGTCATAGAAAAACATGTTCGGGAATTGCTGCGGGATATCGTAATTTTCCCAGTCAATATCCGAGATTGTGTTTGCTCGGTGTACGGCTTGCACGTTTTGTTTATCGCAAAGCTTTTGAAAATTGCCGAGTTCTTTTATATAGATATCTAAGAATTTCTCGGGGTTGTTTAACCAGAGTTCGGTCTTTTTCTTTCGGCCATTCTTGACGTTATCAAACTTCCCATATCCCGCGCTGCGCAAACACGCTTCTTGGCAATCTGCTAATAGACTGCCGGGACATATGTCATCGTTGGGATATAGTGATAGCGATGATATCCGAAACGGTCGGTCGAATGGGTTGTATTCTTTTTGAGTCTTTTTAATTTTGGTATTACTCAAACCAGTATCAATCAATTTCATAACATTACCTTTTGCTTTGGTGTTTCAATTGTATCATGCGCACATATAAATAAAAGTATTTGCTTTGTCGTTTCCTGGGATTTTTTTGATAATCTGCCAGGCATCCTCAAGAGCTCGAGGGCTTGCGGCCTTGCGGCCTTATTCTTTTTTATTTAAGAGCGCAAGCTTCGCTTGCGGCCTTGCGGCCTTGTGTGTGTGAGCTACCAGGATTGGCAGCTGAAAATGGGCCTTTACCAAACCCCACGCTGCGCCGCACTTCATCCTGGCTATTTCTATTTGGACCTGCCTGATCTACATCTACCAGGCAGGTAGGAATTGGACTGACACTCACACTTGCCTGCCCATGTTTAGCAGCGTGCTATTTCTTTTTACCATTTATTTTTTTGTTAACCCAATTGGTAATCGTTTCTAGTTCTGATCCTATTGGCAGGCCAAGAAAAAAACCTGCGATGATGAGCGCCAATATATCCAGGTGACTAGCCGTAGATGATTGATTCCAATACAAGAACGCTATTCCTAGTCCAACACTGATACATACGCCGTACATAAATCCTAATAATTTCATTTAACTTTCCTTTTGCTTTGGTTGTGGGGGCCGAAGCCCCCGATTGATTAGTAGATCTCAAATCCACCAGATTGCTTTGCAAACTCTGCAAACTCTTCGACCATGTCCTCATACAAAACATAGTATGTATCTGTTGGCCGAACAGTGCCTTTGCCATGGCATGCATTACAAGTACCTTGCACATACTGGTCGTTTCTCTGACCAGTGCCATTGCAATGTTTGCATTCAACATCTGGCATCGCGTCCAGTTCTTTTTGCCTGAACTCGGCAAACTGTTTAACCACACCATTGTCGATTAAAGATTTAAGAGTGATCCCGATTGAGACCGCCAAATCCTCATCTATCTTATAGCCATCGTTAAGCTGGCCAGATTGTTGAATGTCATCATCTAACGAGCATGAGTTACAAACAAAATCCCACAATGGTCTCCAACACCAAACATTGGATCGGAAATACTTTCCATCTTCGGTGTAGGGTTCTATCCCAATTACATCCATTCCCATAACTATTCCTTATTGCTTTGGTTGTGGGGGAGCGAACTCCCCCGATTGATTTAAGAAGCGTGTCGGACAATTACCGGAAAGTCTCCGGTAACGTGGTGCGCGTATTGCTTTAACCATTCCGGTTCCGCACTGACTAACGTGTAGTCACTAATCCCATGGCCACCATTCCAATCATTACCGAACACATACTGATCGCCATAATCCCAGCTACCAAATGTCGCATCCGATTTTGATGCTGTGAACCACATCGAATACCGATTGAGCTTTTCGGTTTTAACCGAGTGCTTGTATCGCTTTAGTATCCTGATTTCGATCTCACCTAGGCCATCAACGTATCCCTTATAGACAGCGTATGGTTTTGATACATCCCGAACTTTTCCAAATTGATTTTTCATAATTTACCTTTTTGCTTTGTCGTTACAGTTTAATTGATGGGAGAGTATGTTTCAACTCTCCCGGTTGCCCTAAGATTTCTTAGGAGTGAATCTGCATTCAGAGTAATTCTTCTGAAACAAAGAATATGAGAACATTTCCCCATTTATTTCTATGTCAGTGCCTCTCACAGTTACGTCGAGATTTTTATCGAATTCTCTTTTACGCAAATTTTCTTCAAGAATTTTCCCTTTCGCTTCTTTGATGCTTTGGGAAAATGGATACTTGATAATACTCATTAACTCTTCAAGTCTTTCCAATTCTTTATAATCTGCATTATCTTCAAGATTATCTTTTAGTTTGCTTATTCTCTTTTTTATTGAAGATATCTTTCTGCTCTTCTGCAATTCAGTATGTTTATATTTTGTTCTCATAACTTTTCCTATTAACAGTTAGTGCTTAATTGCAATAACATGCTGTTATTGTATACCTATTCAATCAATATGTACAACACTTTGTACCACTAATTTGATCAATCAATATCGTCTATCTGTCGGCTCGCGCGACAAGCTCGCGCACGTTGTTTGTCCAGGCTCTAGGTTCCCTAGCCTGGAATCGCAAAAAAAGGCGCGCTTGCGCGAGCATCCGACCCCCCCTAAACAAGAGTAGACATGCAATGTCTGTATAAATAACATTCACCACGCACAACTATGAAAAAAAATCATTTGACCAACTTATCCCACTTGTCCGAAGGCGATATGAAGGAGATGCTCCAGCTTCAGGAGCGGCTTGATTTTTTAAAACAGCAGGATAAGTGCCGGGACTCCTTCATGGACTATATCCGGTACATCTGGCCTGAGTTCATTGAGGGTGAACACCACCGTGTTATCGCGGATCGCATGACAGCTGTCGCCAAAGGTGAGTTAAAAAGGCTGATTGTTAACATGCCACCCCGTCATACGAAGTCTGAGTTCGCCTCGATCTACTTTCCATCGTGGATGATGGGACTCCAGCCCAAGCTCAAAATTATGCAGACCACCCACACAGCGGATTTATCCATAAATTTTGGCCGAAAGGTCAGGAACCTTATGGATACGGAGGAATATAAGCGTATTTTTTCAGACGTTAACCTCGCTGCTGACTCGAAAAGTGCAGGAAAGTGGCAAACAGCCAAGGGTGGAGAGTATTTTGCGGCGGGTGTAGGCGGTGCAATCGCAGGACGGGGCGCGGATGTGCTGATTATTGACGATCCGCACTCTGAGCAGGACGCAATGAGCATGAATCTGCTAGATTCCTGCTACGAATGGTACACATCTGGACCCAGACAGCGACTTCAGCCTGGTGGAGCCATTGTAATTGTGATGACTCGGTGGTCCACGATGGATTTAACGGGCAGATTGTTGAATCGACAGACCGAAACCAACGCAGATCAGTGGGAGGTGATTGAATTACCTGCCATATTTGAAGATACCGACGAAGTTTTGTGGCCTGAGTTCTGGAAGAAAGAAGAATTAGAGAGTGTCAAGGCTTCGATTCCAATTACCAAGTGGAATGCGCAGTATCAGCAGAATCCTACTTCGGAAGAGGGTGCGATTATCAAGCGAGACTGGTGGAATATCTGGGATGATGACGATCCACCGGCCTGTCACTACATTATCCAGAGTTATGACACGGCATTTAGCAAGAAAGAGACTGCGGATTACAGCGCGATCACCACATGGGGTGTATTTGCCCCTGGTGAAGGTAAAGGTGACGCGATTATTCTGCTTGATGCGGAGAAAGGCAGGTGGGATTTCCCTGAACTGAAGATGGTTGCACAGGACCAGTACAATCAGTACAGACCAGACATGGTATTGATAGAGTCACAGGCAAGCGGGACTCCTTTGACCCATGAGTTGAGAGCTATGGGGATTCCTGTGGTGAACTATAGGCCGAGTCGGGGGAATGATAAGATGACTCGCGTTCATGCGGTGAGTCCTGTGTTTGAGGCTGGAATGGTTTGGGCGCCTGACCGTGTGTTCGCTGATGAAGTCATCGAAGAGTGTGCGGCTTTTCCGTTTGCACCAAATGATGATTATGTGGATACTACGACTCAGGCAATTTTAAGATTCAGGCAAGGTAATTTCATTAACCTTCATTCTGACGAGGCTGAAGAGGAGATATACCGAGCAAAGCGCGCATATTACTGAGGAGTAATCCAATGAGCAAAGCAGCTAAAGGTCTTTCACTTTTTGAAAAAGCTAGAGCAAAAGCAAAGAAAGGAGCAAAGGCTCTTAAAGAATTAGAGAGGGGTATTTCCACCCGCGCAGGGGGCAAGAAAGCTCAAGGCGTAGAAATAATTAAAGGAACCACTACTCGCAACCTCGGTAAGGGTTTTGGTTTAAAAGATCCAAAGACTGGAAAAATGGCTACCAAAGGCCAAAGAGCCAAGGTTGTTAGCTCTGGTCGTAAGCGCATAGGCTCTGGTGCTGCTGCCGCAGGGGCAGGAACTTACGCATTAACAAGGGGTGGCGCAAAAGACAAGGCTAAAGAAGATACCAAAACCACCACTGGTGCTGGCAAAAAAACCACCACTGGAAAGACAACAACGACTGCCAAGAAGGATGACGGCAAGAAAACATTCCGTGAGCGCAGACTTGCCAGAATGAAGAAACGTCTTGAGGGCGCTGAGAACGAAGGCAGGAAGAGGCGATTGACCAGAAGGATTGGTCGCGTTGAAGGCCGTATTGAAGATGCCAAGGAAAGAAAGGCCAAGAAGAAAAACATGGGCGGCATGATGAAGTCCAAGGGCATGGCTAAAGGCGGCGCGATGAAGAAGAAGGGTTATTCGAAGGGTGGTCCCGTAAAGAAAAACACAGGAAAGCAAACCCATCCTAGCGCCTATGAAGCAGCTGAAAAAAGAGCAAAGGACAAAAAGCCAGTGCCTGAAGAAAACAAAGGTTTGAAAAAACTGCCTAAAGATGTTCGCAACAAGATGGGTTATATGAAAGGCGGCGGCATGGCCAAGAAAGGATACGCCAAGGGTGGTTCAGTCAAGAAGAAAGGTTATTCCAAAGGTGGCGCGGTCAAGAAGAAAGGCGGCGCGCGCGGAGGAAAGCCTCGCGGTGTAGGTGCAGCTCTTCGTGGTTACGGCAAGGCAATGAGGTAATGCCTAACTTCATAAAACTTGCCGCCAAGTTTAAGTCTGATCTTCGGCAGCAATACAAGGATTCAATGTCTTATCCTGATGCTGCTGAGATTGCTGATTTAAAAAGAAGAGGCGGCGATCATCCAAGAGAAGCTGCTAACAAAGCATTTAGTTACATTGAAAAATCAAAAAACCCGACTCAGGCAAAAAACAGAGCGGAAGAAATGTTTGGAGATTTTGATGTTGATGGCGCTATTGAAGAAGCTGGCGGTTTCGATAAGGCATTTAAAACAATAAAGCCCGTAAAGAAAGCAGGCGGTGGTATTGCCAAGGGTGCAAGAACAGCAAAGAAAGTCGCTGAGGCAATTGAAAGACGGGCCAAGGCAGCTAATAGAAAAAAAGACAAGGCCAAAGAAGCCGAAAAGAAAGACAAGCGCAAGGCAATGGCCTTGGCTGGCGCAACTGGAGCCACACTTGCTGGCGCTACCATGATCGGTGGCAAGAGAGAGAAAGAAAGGCTAAAGAAAGAAAAAGAAAGAATGAAGAAGATCCAGAAGAAAAAAGCAGGTGGTCTTGTAACCAGATGGGAGTCTAAGTGGGGATAAAATAATTGCCGTACCTCCAAAGCAACATTCCGCATTTCAAGGCGTGGGTGAGAAGGGAATACACAGTCAATCACGAAAGATACCATGGCGAGTTTTTACACGCGATGGTGATCGCTGTTACCACGATGCCCACTCGTTGTTTAAGCTTTCAGGTAATCTTTACTGGCTGTGAAGCCGATGATGAAGATGACCCGAATATACATGGTGGCGCTATGTGGGCGCGTATGCCAATTACTGCGCTGGTCGCTGATACGCCTTTTGCAGATTGGCCAGAGCCAATGGCCGTGCATGATGCCCAGCCGTGGGATTGTTCCTCACACCACCATGCAGTGTATGTATTAGATCGAGCCACACCGTGTCCCTGGCTTGCCAAGATCGATGGTGAAATGTATCCAGCCAAGTATCTGTTTACGGTGGACTATGCCGAGAATGAGATTGCAGATGATCCTGCACAGCACAAGCAGTCACATGTGCTTGAGCTCTTGGAAGCAGGCCCGTGGACGGGAAACATTGTCGCATTACCAAACAATCGCGTGAGGGTGACACACCCAGCCTGGTTTGAAACCGGAGAAGGCGCGCCAGACTTCAAACCTTCACAACATATTCATTACAGCAAATCGGACTTGGATTATACGCTGGATGTCAATAGAATATTTGACAACCTGTACGCAGACAAAGAGTAAGCCATGGCTATTGAAAGAGGCGTTGATGAGATCGACATAGATGAGCTAGGCATCGAAGACAACTCCAAGGAGATTGTCATTGGGCAAGAAGCATCATCTGACGAAATAATTGATAGCATGGATGACGATGACATCCAGACTCTTGATGACGGGACGATGGTTTTTGGTGTGGAGGATGAAGCCGTACCCAATATGATGGGCGACTTCAACCAGAACCTAGCTGAGATAATGGATGACCAGGATCTGGGCAAGATCTTCAGTGATTGCATGGCTGATGTTCAGGATGACATCTCATCCAGAAAAGAATGGATGGACCAGTACAAAGAGGGGCTTGAGTTCCTCGGCATGAAGTTCGAGGACCGCACTGAACCTTTCGAGGGCGCATCAGGTGTTATCCACCCTTTACTCGCTGAATCAGTTACCCAGTTTCAGGCACAAGCCTACAAGGAAATGTTGCCCCCTGGTGGTCCGGTAAAAACTCAAACAGTGGGTTTGGGTACGCCACAGACTGATTTACAGGCAGCGCGTGTACAGGAATACATGAATTACATGCTGACTCAGGAGATGAAAGAGTATGATCCTGAGACAGACCAGTTGTTGTTTTATCTCCCCTTATCGGGAAGTGCGTTTCGTAAAGTTCACTTTGACCAGTCGTTAAGCCGTCCGGTTTCAAGATTCATACCTTCTGAAAAGCTAATTGTTCCATATGGAACATCCAGTCTGGACAGCGCAGTAAGAATCACCCATGTCATTGACATGCCGACCAATGAAGTCAAAAAGCTTCAGCTTTCAGGGTTTTACAAAAAAACCCCGATGTCTGGCAAAGGCACAGGTGTAGAAGGTTACGATGAAGTTGATGAAGAGATTGATGAACTTCAAGGTGTTAAGCCCTCCGGTTCTACAGATTACGAAGCAGAACTGTATGAGATGCACATTGAACTGGATATCCCTGGCTTTGAAGACGTAGACGCACAGGGAGAAGAGACCGGAATCAAGTTGCCGTATATCGTGACGTTATATCCGAAAGAGTCTTCAGTATTATCTATTCGCAGGAATTACCTTCAAGCTGACCCAATGCGCAGGCGCATTGATTACTTTGTTCATTACAAGTTTCTACCAGGTGTCGGTTTCTATGGGTTTGGTTTAACCCATATGATTGGGGGTTTGTCCAGAGCCTCGACATCTATCTTACGGCAGTTGATCGATGCGGGTACTCTGGCAAACCTTCCTGCTGGTTTTAAAGCCAGAGGTATCAGGATACGCGATGACGATACGCCATTGCAACCAGGGGAATTCAGGGACATGGACGCTCCTGGTGGCTCACTGCGCGATGCGTTACTGCCATTACCGTTCAAAGAACCAAGCGGCACACTGCTTTCTCTTCTAGGTATGCTGGTCGATGCAGGCAAACGCTTTGCCTCGATTGGCGATATGCAGGTCGGTGACGGCAATCAGGAAGCGCCTGTAGGTACGACTATAGCTCTGCTTGAGCGCGGTAGCCGTGTGATGAGCGCAATCCACAAGCGTATGCATTATTCACAGCGTGTTGAGTTCAATCTGTTGGCGCGGGTATTCAGGGATTCGCCTATCAAGGCATACCCCTACATGATAGCCAATGGGCAGCAACAGCTTATGGCAACTGACTTTGATGATCGCATAGACATCATTCCTGTCAGTGATCCTAACATATTCTCCATGAGCCAGCGCGTGATGCTGGCGCAGGAAATGTTACAGATGGTTCAGTCGAACCCGCAGATACATGGCCCAATGGGTACTTATAATGCGTATCGCAGGATGTATGAAGCGATGGGAGTTCAACAAGTAGACCAGTTATTGCCTCCTCCTCCACAGCCAC